AATGAATCACCTACAACTACACATTGGTGTAAGTTTAAACATTGTCTGTTTGGATCACCCTTTGGTCTACGAATTTGTAAAAATTCATCAATGTCTCCATGTTCAATATCTAAATTAACAGAAGCTGCTCCTCTTCTAACATTTCCTTGATTAGTAGCAATAATTGATGAATCATAAATTTTGGCCCAAGGTACTACACCTTCACTTTTCCCATTTCCTGCAATTTCAGTTCCACGTTCTCTAATGCGATTTAACGAAATACCTACACCACCACCAGAGGCGGTTAGCTTCATTAGTTCCGCGTTAGTTAAACCGATTCCACGTATTGAATCAGGCGTATCAACACCAAAACATGAGATAGGTAAACCACGATCAGTTCCCATATTTGATAACACAGGTGATGCTAATCCTAACCAACCATTCCACATGATTTTAAAGAATTTATTAGCTAATTCTGGTTTTTTAAGTCTATTAGCTGCTGCTTGGGAAACTCTCCTGTAAGCTACTTTAACTGTTTCACCCGGAAGTAAATATCCTTTACTTATGGTTGCTAGAGAAATTTCATCCATCCATTCTGGGTATTGCTTTCCTGCTTCCCAATTACTATAATCTACTTGTAATGCGTTATTCTCCATATTAAAATAATTCTGCGGCATCCCAATTTTGGACACCTTTGCTATAATTAGTAACTCTATTTGCGAAAAAATCTGTATGTTGTTTACCTGCGGATAAACTATCAAACCATTTCATTCTTTTTACTGCATCTTTATCTATACCATTAACTACAGGGCCATACCCTAAATCACTCATTTTAGTATTAACTCTATGTTTAATAAAAGATACTAAATCATATTTAGGACATCCTTTTAAATCTCCCATTTCGTATACTTTATCAATAAAATCTAATTCTAGTTTTAATGAAAGTAAAGCTGCTTCCTCAATATCTTCTCTTAATTCCGGTGTATTGTATTCTGGGTGTTCTTGCATTAATGTTCTAAATAACCAACACCCTGCTTCTGAATGTAATGATTCATCTCTAATACTCCACTCTACTATTTGACCTACTCCTTTAAGTTTATTATCTAATTTAAATGATAATAAAACTGCAAATGATGAAAATAAATTAACACCTTCTGTAAATGCAGAAAATACAGCTAATGATTTTGCTCTTTCATGCCAATTAGGGGTACCATCATGTGAGTCTCTTACAGCAGTTAATGCCTCTATTTTAGCCATTGTTGCTTCATCTTCTAAAAATTCACTAAAATCATCTAAGCCTAATTCTTCATTTAACAAAGAATAGGCTTCAGCATGAATAGTTTCAAATGCTCCAAAAGTAACAGCCATTTTAATTATTTCTGGTTTTCTAAACCAACTTGTAACTAAATTAGTCCAATAATCATTCACCACAGTTTCGGTTTGAGCAAATCCTTTTAGTATAGTACCAATTATATTTTTTTCAGTTTCGGATAAGTTTTGTTTCCAATCATTAACATCACTCATCATTGGAACTTCGGTATGTAACCAATGTGCTTGTTGTTGTTTTAACCAATAGTCAGATGCTTGTTGATATTCAAAAGGTTTATAAACAATCCTTTCTTTTGTGATGTCTTTTTTTGTCATGTTTTGTTTTTAATTACTAAGAGTTTAATTCAAAAAATTTATTTTTTAACATTTTTTTATCAAAGGTGTCAAAATCTCCATAACTTTGATTTTGCTGTTGTGGTTCATCTGATTCATAATCATCAGCATTATAATCATGAACTGTAAAATGACCAGTTGATGTGTCAGCTTTAACTCCAAAAGTAAGACCATCCATCCCATATCTATTCTTCATGATATGGAACCTACCAGTCCCATTAACTTTATCTTTAGCTTTTCTTGAAAGAGATAAACAAAAATCAGTAATCATAATTTTATCATACGATCCAGCTGCTTTGTCTCCTTCAATAACATCATCTTTAGCACCTGCTCTGTTTACTTGAGAAACTGACCAAATAGGTACGTCTAATTCACGAGCAAGTCCTTTAGTGCTTGTATAAATATCATCAATTTCTCCTTTACGATCAGCTGTTCTCTTTTTTGTTGAAAGAAGGTCTACATAATCGATTATTATTAAATCTGGTTTGGTTCCTAAATCAGTAACTTTACGAATATGTGACTCTATTGTTGAAATTGTTGCACGCCCTGTTGGAAATTCTTTAATAATTAATTGACCTGGAATTTCTGGGATTATTTCTTCTATTTTAGATCTACTTTTAATAACTTGATCTACAGGTATTTTTGAGAAAAAAGCATCATACCTTCTACCAACATACTGCTCACCTAATTCTAATGTATAATGTAAAACATTATAACCCATTCTTACGGCATAGCCCCCTAAAGCAACTAAACTCCATGATTTACCACCTCCTGGATTACCAAATATGAGACCAAAATCTCCATTTCCCAATCCGCCTTGTAATATATCATTGATCCTTTCCCAAGGAGTCGCAATAGTTGTTCTTGCATCTTCTCTAAAACGAGATTCAATGTCTTTACTATATTCATGTCCTATGTTTTTATCATTACCTGCTTTTAAAGCTGATTCTACTAAATGTTTAATTCCATCAAAATCCCCAGCTTTAAGTAAATCAACACTATTAAGTAATGCTTTTTTTAATTGTTGGTTTTTACAAAAAGTAGAAAATTCTTCTTGCACATATTCTAAATCTTCATCTGATGACTCGTATGCTGCCTTTAATTGTTCTCTAATAGATAATCTTAAAACTTCATTATCAACTTTCTGTAGTTCAACTTTTAAAATATCCATTGAAGGAGTTGTATGGTACTTATCGTAGTATTTAATTATCTCCTTAATAATCCACTGATGTGCCTGGTTATCCCAATATTCTTCACTAATAATATCATGTATATTAGTTAAAAATTCTTTATGTGTTAAAAGAGAGGAAATAACTTTAATTTGAAAGGCCGTGCCATATTTGGCTAACGAGTGTAATGTCATATAACTTTTATTTATTTATTATTTAAACTTTTCGAAAATATCTTTAACCCAAAATTCTACATTTCTAATCATTCCTCCTAATTTATCTTTATTGTAAAACGCTACAAATTGCTCGGGAAGGTACTGATAGTCTTTAGATTTAACAACTTCTCTTAAATATTTTTTATCATTTTCATCCAACATAGGATTTGACAGATCCATTATTTTATAATTCTTTTCTAATTCCTCTATGTGTTGGATTATCCTAGCATAAATAACATTTTCTTTAAATTTATTTTCACAAATTTTATAGATATCATCTAATGTCATATCCTTTTCACTTAATTCAGGAAATAGCTTATAAAGTTTCTTTTCACCTAAACCTTTAACTCCCTTTACTTTATCTGAATTATCACCCATTAGGGTTTTATATAAGATAAAATTATTAGGAGACATTTTAAACTTATTAACAACTGTTTGTTCTGTATAAAATTCCTTCTCCATAGGACGATATACAATTACATTCTCATTTACTAATTGTAAAAAATCTTTATCTGAGGAAACAATAAATACCTTATCTTTTGGTGATAGAGGTGTTATTTCTGATAAGTATGCTATAACATCATCAGCTTCAACTTTAGGTAATCCTATTGTTTTTACAGGTAATGTTTTTAAGTACTGAATGATTCTAACAATTTGATCTACTTTAGCATCATCTTCATCATCTTTATTATCAAAAGCATCCCAATTAGTAATCCGTTGTAAATCTCTTCCCGATTTATATTCAGGTAGTAGGTTTTTTCTTGAATTAGCTGATCCTGCTCCATCAAATATTACATAAACTTGAGTTGGATCAACCCTTCTAATTTCAGCTCCTAAAGATCTAAAAAAACCACCTAAACCCCCAACATGAACCCCATCGGGGTTTACCATATTCATCATTGCGAAATTTCTAAAGAATAGATTTAAACCATCTATCATTAATATTCTTTCTCCTTCTACAGTCTCTTCTCCGTGCTCATCAAGGTTATTGAGGAGCTCTAATAATTGTTTTTGTTTCATTTGAATTATTTTTTATACCCGAAATATACGAAATATACCTCGGGTATCAAAATTTATTGTGGTTCATCTGTGTGGGTAGTAATATCTGTGTAGGCTTGTTCTTCTTCTACTATTTGGAAATCTCCCCCACCTAGGATTTTTTTCCATTCATCCTTCATGTCATCTTTATACGATTTTAATGATTTATCATTATCTAGTATAAATCCATGAGGAGTCATAACAATTCTACCTCTAGTAGTAACACCATTAATATGGTTTTTATCTATTTGTAGGTTAACTCGTTTAGCAAATTCTACTTGCTTGCCATCTTTAATTGCTTTAATTTTAGATGTTCCAGCATTTGAAATATTACCAAATGTAACTACAAATGTTGAGTCAAACCACATTGCGAATCCACCTTTATTCATTAATTTGGGTTTACCCATGGGTGATTCTGCTTTTGCTGTCCATACTTTGTTAATACACACAAGGGTATTAGTGTATGGACTACTCTCTTTACGAGACAATACTATACGCTGATTTACATTATTCCCAAACTGAGTAGACATAGCACCTGCGTTCCATTCATTATTATTTTTATTTGATTTAAGGGACATTTCACAAGGTACTGAACCTATTGAATCCCATAGGAATAATAAATCATAAGGTAAATTACCATTTTTCTGCTCATCAATTAAATCTAAAATAAAAACAGCTACATCCTCAATGGAGTTAATAGTTTCTCTATCCACATAGATAAAATTACCATTATAGTCGATTACTTCACCTGTTTCTTTATCAACAACTTCATTTACTTCTAACCCCATTTGCATAGCATGCTCCCAATTCCACTTCATCTCTGTAATAATAAATACAGGAAGTACTTTACGTTTTTGGGCTGACACAGCGGCTTCTAACAAGGCAGTTGTTTTACCCGTGTCTGAATGACCTCTAAGTAAAACAATATGTCCTGTTGGAATTCCGGGAACCGAAGTAATTTCTTGATAAGCTTCAGAAAGAGGTATCCATTCTTGATCTTTAAATTTAGCTTTAGATGTTAAACCCTTTTTGGATTTGAAGCCATCTAGATTAAAATTTGCTTTAATTTCTGAGGAGACTGCCTCCGATAGTGATTTTTTCTTTCTTGCCATATAACTTTAATTAAAACGGTAAATCGTCATTTTTATCTTCTGAAAACAAATCATCAAACTGTGCTGCTTTAGTTTTCTTAACATTTGAAGCAGTTGTATCTAGTGAATAATTACTTGAAGTTGTTTCAGGTTTATCAAATGCTACTGCTGGTTCTGAAGTAATAGAGCCTTCTTCTTCTCCTCCTTCAGGGGCTAACCATTCTTGAAGTGCTTCTTTCATCTCATCATATGATAGAGGTTTGAATACTTTCATTGGGTCTGCTTGTTCATTTAAACATGATTCTACAACAGCAGAATCTTCTGCAATTGGGGATGTTTTCATTGAAGGTCCAATTGATGTTTTATTGTATGGAGTACCAGTAACTTCAGGCCCCACAGTAGTTAATTTAATATCTCTACCTTGAGCCATATCAGTATAATCACCAATTTCCTCATCAGCAGCCATATTTAAAAACCCTTGATAAACTTCTTTACCAAATTGCCATAATTTAACCCCTTCACTTTCTTCACCTCTAACTACGATAGGAGCAAAAATACGTGTTTTTGGGTCTAATTTCTTAGCTAATCTCCAATTTTCTCTATCATTGGTTTGACGTAATTGTTTAGCAAATTCCATAATTGGGTCTTTCTCACCCCAATTTGAAGGAGAAGCCATTACTCGCTTGCTACCAATCCCATAATAGAATTTCATCTCTGTAAAAGGGAATTCTTTGTTGTACTTGTTAGGAACAACTCTTACGACTTGTTTACCTACTGAGGGTTTCCAGAATAATTGTTTTCCGCCTCCCGAATTGTTGTTTGTTTGACTTTGCATCTCGCCGAGACGTCTTTTAATTGCATTTAAATCCATTTATTATAACTTTTTATTTAATTTAATAACTTTACTAATGTAAAAACCTTTCCCTAGAATACCAAACTACAATTCAATAATTTTATGAATTTTAGTCTTTAATTGTTTTAACTCATCATGTTGGGTTAGAAGAACTGTATTTCTGTAATGTTGCCAGTCAATTGGGAATTTTGTGTCAACTACTCCCCCATTTAATTTTTTAATTAATTCATTTAGGGCATTTATAGTATACAAAGTGTTTGTATCTTTTTTTCTATGCACCATTATAGTATTAGGAGGTAAATTCCCAGTATTACCCTGGTCAATGTTGTAAGTACAAACATATTCATCATTACTTTTAATATGTAATACAAATATTTTATTATACATTACATCATAGCTAGTAGTAATGTGGGATAATAACCCATCCAATTCTGCTAATGTTGTAAATGTGCAAAATAATTTATTATTCAAATCTGTTATATTTAAGTTTTCAAACTCCTGAAAGTCGTCTACTGTATACATATTGGCAGAATTATTTGAAATCGTAGGTATTTCCATAACTGGTTTTTATTTTTAATTTATATTGTTTAAACAAATTCATAATGCTTTCTACTACATCTTTTTCTTCTTTACTAAAATCAAAAAGAAAACTATCGTATGTGTAAAGTATTAATTTTGTTTTTTTATCTTTTAATAGCTTTATTATTTCCCATAATATACAAACGTTGTATGACGTCTCCAAATTTTGTAGCAAGTAATTTAAGAGTTTTTGAGGTTTCATATCATCTAATTTATCCCTTAAAAATATTTTTTTAGAAATAGGACATTCAATGAAACCTTCATTTTGAAATTGAGCCCACAAATCATCAGTATATACTTGAACTTTTTTAAAGAACTCTAGATCTTTATATTGATCGAAAACTCCTCCATATAATTGTTTAAATGTTAATTCTTTAGCTTTTTGATAATCCACTTTATACATTTCCGCAAAGGCAGCATGAATATCTCCCTCACCAAAATCATAATCGACCAACTTACCCAAAAGGGTAGGATGATAAGCCCCGATATCAAACTCAACCAAAAAATCGTTACTCGCGATGAAACTTTCTCTACTACCGTCATCTTTTGAAATTGCTGCATAATTTACTCCTTTAAATCTATTACTTGGTCTTCCTGTAA